AATTGCTTTTAAGTCTTGAGCAAGTTCCATAGTATATTCTGCTTTTAGAGCTCTTGTTACAGCAGTAACAGTATGTTTCTCAATACTGAAAGCCATCTCTGCGAAAGCATTTGTTCCAGAGTCACCTAATGCTTCACCTTGTAATGAAGTCATACCAGTTGCACTAGTGTATGTACCAGCAGATGCATCATTAAGTACAGCAGGGTTAGTTTCTGTTGCACCAATATCACCACCACCGATTGTACCAGCAGCGTTCTGGTTAGTTAAGTCTGGGATTGCTTCGTCTGCAAGTGCTTCAGCACCATCCATAGATGCAAATCTTGCTCTCATTGCAAAGATAAGTCCAGTTGGGCCAGTCATAGGTTGTACACCACAGATATCATATGCGATAAGGTTAGGCATAGAACGTCTAACTAGTGAGATCAAAATTGGATCCCATGTGTCTAACGCAGCATTGTTACTTCCACTACCACCAAAGTTAGTTGGAGCACTTTCGCTTAAAAAGTTTTTATCTTCTCTTAAAGCTTTCTCTTGGTTTTCTAAGATTATTGTAGTAACGGCACGCCTATAACTATCCTTGATTTCTGGTAAATCAGGGTGTTGAAGGACTGGCGACCACTTTTCTTGTAGATGTTCTGTTTGAAACATTTGTTTCTCCTTTTTAATTTCTACTATTTATAAATTGTTTATTTTGCACTATTAACTGTTCGACCAATAGCGGACATATATGCAGCCATTGAGTCGGAAGTGTCAATGTCCTGTGCGATACCAGTTTCTACATCATCTAGCGTTTCAGTCAAAACTTGTGAAGTCTTAGGGAAATAACTTTCCTTTAGAGTACTAAGTTTTTGATGATATGATTCTTCAGAAGAAAAATCAACATCTTCAATTAATGACTTAAACTTTTCAATTTCTGTTTCAGCCAAGTCAGAAGAAAGTGCTGACAAGACTTGTTCCTTCACTAGTGTAGCATTAACAGACTTGGACTGGATTTGCTCTTCCATCATTTCGTTAATTCTACCTTCTAGTTCTGAAATTTTTTCAGATTGTGCTTCTAGCACATCATATTTTTCATCTGGAACATCAACGTAGTGGTCTTCAAACAATTGTTTTAAACCAGAGATAAAGTCTTCAGCGATTTCGCCTTTCAAGCCTCTTTCGATAGCCAACTCGTTCTCTTTCATCCATTCTTCAACAACGTAGTTTAAGTAAGTATCAACCTTTTCAGTTAATCCTTCCTTTGTTGCATTTATATTTTCTTCCAGTTCAGATTTATATTCGTCTTCCATTCTTTCAACTTCAGAACGAACTTTTGATTTAACGGCAGCTTCAAATACTGTTGCAGCTTTACGTTTAAATTCTTCAGAAAGGTCACCCTCACCGTTCATTAGAGCATCAACATGTTCTTTTACGTCTATGTCTTTAACTCTTTTTTCAACAGCTTCTGCTTTTTCTTTTTCTGCTTCAGAAGGTTCTTTTTCTTCATAATTTGACTTCATGTATGAAGCATACATTGATTCCATTTCACCTTTTTTCATTTTCTTCATAGCATTAATCATATTGTTTTGCATTTCTGCTTTAGTTTTAGGCATGTCCATTTCGTTTTTCTCATGTCCCATCTCAGAGATTTCTTCTTCTCCTTCTGGAACGTGACCAGCTGCAAGAGATTTACTTGTTGCACCTGTACCATCAGCTTTTGCGTTAGGTTTGTCCATTTTATCTGGTTTACCTTCACCTTTTTGTTGTGCATCGCCTGAAGCTTCTTTAGCTTTTGCAGCAACTTTTTTGGCAGGGCTATCTTTTTGGTCAGGCGAGACAACTGGATTACCAGTATCTTGTACCTCACCTTTTACTTTGTCCATTGAATCTGCTTTACCAGCAGATTTTTTAGGAGCGTCAGCACCATTCGCTTCTTCAAGCTCATCAAGTACTTCTGCCTCTAATTCCTCAATGGTTTTATCTAATTCATTTGCCATGGGATATTGCTCCTTTTGAATGTTTATACAAGTTATTTATAAATTATAACTTTTGAAGAAATCGTGCAAATTCCAAACTATCCGCTGATGCGTTGTTGGTTCTGTGATTTTCTTCTATGTTATCTTTGATCTGTTGAACTTCTGATTCTTGTATCAATCCATTGTTCCAAATCCACTCTCTACCTTCCATAATGCCCTCAACAAATGCGTTGGGAGCAGATGGGTCAGCAACTATATCAGCTGCAGTCGCAAGGTAGAAGTCTTTTCTCACTACGTTAGCACCATCTTTTTGGTCTAAACTTCCCATGCCTCTAGATGATACACCTAATTTTGCACCATCATCTATCAAAGACTTTACAATCTCACCCATAGGGGTTGAAAGTATCTTTGCTTCTCCGATAAAATTATTTCCGTCTGGTTTTAAAGAAGTAATCATATGAGATGCTCTTTCGAGGTTAACTGTTGGCCCGTCTGGGTGTCCTAACTCTCCAAATGCACGATTCTCATTGATATACTCTTTATTATAACGATTTACTTCTTTATTAAGTATTTCCATAGGATACATACGACCATTCCGATTTTTAATATCGGCTTGCATAAATATCCCCTTTATCTTATAATTTTTCTTACCAGATTTTTCATCTTCTTCGATCAGATAATCCATATCATTCTCGATATGTTCTGATATTAATTTTAAATGATAATTCATAATTCTATCCTTTATGCTGTATAGTTTACATCTTTTTTGAACTCAATCATTACAAAACCAGATGTACCAAGACAAGCCATTTCCATATCTCCAGAAGTAGCACCAGTATTTGTTGCAGCAGATTCAATCAATCCAGCAGAACCATCATAGTAACCACTTCCAGCAAGATCAATTAATGTTATATCTGAATCGCCTTGTTCAATAATTTTAACATGTCCAGTATCATCATCAGCAGTACCCTCAACTAATCCCCACCAAATTCTTTTAATATGCAATTTTGCACCATTGGCGTGTCCGTCTAGTGCAGATGCATCTAAAATAGCATTGGTTGCAGTTGTGTCATTAGCAATATTTACTAATATAGTGACTATTCCGCCTGCGCCTGGAGCGTTAACAACTGTATCTCTTAATGTTCTTGTGGTAAATGCCATTGTCTAACTCCTTAAAATGTTAACATTTCTTTTTCAAAATATCCCATAAGTTCATTTTCTGGAACTTTGTATTTTTTGGATACTTGATTAATAGTTTTTTCAAAAGTATTTAGGAAATCTGAAGGTTTAGAGTCCATTTTACTAAAAATATCGTCAACAGCCTCTTTCATCTTCGGAGAAAGTTTCTTATACTCTTTAGATTTCTTATGTTCATCTTTCTCTGGGAGAGATGTATATAATTTGTTAAACTGCTTCATCTTCCTCTACTTCTGGTATGTGGTTTCTTACGAAAGTTCCAGCTACTTCTTTTCTTTTTGTTTCTAATGCATGACCAACTCTGTCAGTCATTGCACTCTTAAATGCATCTTCTGCACCTAAGTTATTATTTTTTCCTAATTCATTTACAAAATTCTCTGCACTCATTATTTATCTCCATTTTCTTCTGGTGGTTCTTCACCATTATATTTTGCTACGTCATCTGCTGGTATTGGTGTTCCGTCAACAGATGGATATCTTGAAATACCATCTGAATCATCTGGAACATTAACTCCACCATCTTCTGGATCAAGTCCAGCTTCTTTATTTATTTGATCTTGCATATCATCAATTTCAGAATCACTAAGGTTAAGAACATTTTTCTGTACCCATGCTTTACTAAAGAATGTACCGATATAACTTTCAATACTACCTAATGCATTAATTCTATCTTCCATCAACTCAGCTTTCTTGAGTTCTGCAAAATGTCCATCTTGCAAGAAGTCATACTGAATATGTTGATTAATACTTGTCCAATCTTCTAAAGTGATTACACCTTTTAATATAAGGTTTGTCTTTAGAATATCAGTAAATAGAGGAGTAAACTTCTTCCTCAATCTTTGTACAAACTTTGTAAACTTCAATTCATCTCTTGTAATCTCTGTAGAACGACCAAGACTAAAACCAGCTTCTGCTTCTAATCTTGAAATTGGTACGTTTAATGATCTAAACAACTTTTGTTTGAAATATGTAATATCATCAATCTCACCAAGATTAGAACCTCCAGCAAGAGTAGTTATCTCTGTACCACGACCACCTTCTCTACGAGGCAACCAAAAGTCTTCTAACATTGACATATGATTTCTATCATCTCTGATTTCTCCAGTAGATGCATCATATGTAAGTTTGTTACGATATCTAGCCATAACATCTTTTAAGTATTGTTCTGCTTTAACTTTAGGTAAATTACCAACATCAATATAGAATATACGTCTTTCAGGCGCTCTTGATACACGATAGATAACAAGGGAGTCTTCAATCATTCTAAGTTGATTAACTGGTTTGATTGCTTTGTGTAGATAAGAAAGTACATGACCTTTGTTCTGGTCAATCAAACCAGATGGTACATAAGTTATACTGTCTGGTGAGATTTTGATGCCTTCGTTTGTTCCTGTTTGCAAACCTTTATCGTTATACATAAAGTATTCATTTACAGCATCAATCAGTTCTATACTAGAACCTTTTTTATTGACCTTTTTTACTTCTTTAACTTTACGAATCTTTTTAGGGTCAATGTATCTTAGTTCTTGGATACCTTTTCTTGGATTTTGTTGATCTATAACTTTATGGTAATATAGTCTACCATCAACATACCAACGTCTGAATATGTCGTGACCTTTTGTATCAAAGTTAAGAAGTTCTAAGACTGTATCAAATTCTTCTCTGATTCTATCTTTAATTCTTTTAGGATACATAAGTCTTTCGAGTTCGATAGCAACAGCTTGATCTCTTTCGTTTGCAACAATACCCTC